CATATAAACCAAACTTCGTGAACTATATGTTCAAGGATGATATGATTTGTGATGGTATTGAAAATTGTGTGAGATATATTCATAACTTCAATCCAGAGAAATCTAAAAATCCATTTGCATACTTCACTCAAATTATCTACTATGCATTCCTGAGAAGAATTCAACAAGAGAAGAAGCAACTGGAAATCAAAAATAAAATTTTGGAGAAGACCAATTTTGATGAGGTCTTTGACTCCAATGACCTTGACGCAAGTAATTATTCAGAATACAATAGTATCAAGGATAATGTACATTCCAAACTTAGAAACTAATGCGTGTAGCAGTTATTACTGATACTCACTATGGTGCAAGAAAAGGATCTAAACTTTTTCATGACTATTTTGAGAAATTTTATAATGATGTTTTCTTTCCAACTTTAGACAGGGAGAAGATCACCACTGTAATCCACATGGGTGATGCCTTTGATAGTAGGAAGGGTATAGAATTTAAAGCATTAGAATGGGCAAAGAGAGTTGTTTTTGAACCACTCAAAGAAAGAAATATAATCATGCATCTGATGGTAGGAAACCATGATGCTTATTATAAAAATACCAATCATATTAATTCAGTAGATCTTCTTTTGAATGAGTATGATAATGTCATTACTTACTCAGAACCAGCAGAAGTAGTGATTGATAATCAACCTATATTATTCATCCCTTGGATCAATGAAGAAAATAAAGAAAGCACTTTCAAATGCATTGAAAATTCAACTTGCAAGTGTGCGATGGGGCACCTTGAACTCAATGGATTTAGACCTCATAAAGGAATCGTCATGGATCATGGTATGGAAAGCAAACTATATCAGAAGTTCCAGCGGGTATTTTCGGGTCATTACCATACAAGATCAGATGATGGAAAAATCTTCTACATAGGAAATCCATATGAGATGTTTTGGAATGATGTGAATGATGATAGGGGATTTGTCATTTTAGATACTGATGACTTTAGTTTTGATTATGTGAATAACCCATACAAACTCTTTCATAATATCTATTATGAAGACACACCCCATCAAACATTTGATGCTACTCGCTACTCTAATAAAATTGTAAAAGTTATTGTAAAGTCTAAGGATAATATCTCATCATTTGAGAAATTTATTGATAAACTTTATGATGCTAAAGTATCAGACTTAAAGATTGTAGAAAATTATGATTTCAATAATGGATACCTGACTAGAGATGTTGATTTAGAAACAGAAGACACCTTCTCTATCTTGAATAGATATATTGAGGAGGTAGAGTTTTCTCTTGATAAATCAATAGTTCAATCTTTGATTAAAGAAGTTTATGAGGAAGCATGTGAGATAACATAATGTTTATTATTACAGTTGCAGGAAAAGAAAAAGATGGTGCATATTCTGTAGTAGATGATGAAGGAGAACAAGTCCTTTATATCTTTGAAGAAGAAGATGATGCAATGAGATATTCCATGCAACTAGAAGAACTTGACTATCCTCTTATGCATGTGATAGAAATAGACGATGAACTAATGGTCCATACATGTGAGACACATGGACACAGATATACTATTATATCTAAAAATGATATTGTGATTCCCCCAGATAAATCTGATGATACTGTTTAAATCAATTTCATGGAAGAACTTCCTTTCAACTGGGAATCATCCAACTAGTGTTTGCTTTGATAATTACAATACATCTTTAATTATTGGATCAAATGGGGCAGGCAAATCAACTATTCTTGATGCGCTTACTTTTTCTTTATATGGAAAGTCATTTAGAAAGATTAATAAAGCGCAACTTATCAATACTACAAATGAAAAAAATTGTTTTGTAGAGATTGAGTTTACTGTTAATAATTTAGATTGGAAAGTAGAAAGGGGAATCAAACCAAATATTTTTAAAATCTATAGGGATGGTGAAGAATTAGATCAAAGTTCTTCTGCTATAGATCAACAAAAATGGTTAGAACAAAATGTTCTTAAAATGAACTATAAGTCATTTACTCAGATTGTAATTTTGGGTAGTAGTTCTTTTGTTCCATTCATGCAACTACCAACTAATAGTAGGAGAGAGGTTGTAGAAGATTTGTTAGATATCAAAATCTTTTCTTCTATGAATGAGATTGTTAAAACAAGAATGCGTCTGGTCAAAGATGAACTAAGAACACTTGAGTTGAAGAAAGAAAGTTTAAAAGATAAAGTTGATATGCAAAAAAACTTTATCCAACAGATTGAAAATCAGAGTAAAGATGATGTAAATAAAAAAAATGATGTAATTAATAATCTGATGGATGAGATGTCAGGTTATATGAAGAAGACTGAATATCTTGATGAAGAAGTCAAAGCAACTCAATTGTCTATTCAAAGTTTTGAAGGAGCAACTTCTAAACTAAAGGAGTATGGAAATATCAAAGGTAAACTATCTCAAAAAATTTCTGGTATAGTAAAGGAACATAAGTTCTTTTCAGAAAATAGGGTTTGCCCTACATGTGATCAGAACATAGAAGAAACATTTAGAGTAAATAGAATTAGTGATTCTCAATCTAAAGCAGAGGAATTGCAGGAGGGGTATCAAGAACTTCTTCAGGCAATTAAAAAGGAAGAAGAAAGAGAATCTCAATTCAAACAATTATCAGGAGATCTAAGTAAACTTTTTAATGGCATTACTCAAAACAATTCTCACATCAATGGTTGTCAGAAACAAATCAAAAGACTTGAACATGAAATTCAAACTGTTACCAGTCAAGTTGAAAATAGAAATATTGAACATGAAAAGTTAGAGAATTTTAGGAGTAGTCTTCAAGATACATTTGAGAGTATTTCGGATAAAAAAGAAAATGTAACCTATCTTGATTTTACATACAATTTATTGAAAGATGGTGGAGTAAAAACCCAAATCATTAAAAGGTATCTTCCTGTTATTAATCAACAGGCCAACAAGTACTTACAGATGATGGATTTTTATATCAACTTGAAACTTGATGAAGAGTTTACAGAGACAATTGAAACTCCTATACATGAAGATTTTACTTACTCATCTTTTTCAGAGGGAGAGAAGATGAGAATTGACCTAGCACTCTTGTTTACTTGGAGAGAAGTGGCAAGGATGAAGAACTCTGTTAATACTAATCTATTGATTATGGATGAAGTATTTGATTCGTCACTTGATGGATTTGGAACAGAGGAGTTTCTTAAGATTATTAGATTTGTTATTAAAGATGCTAATGTTTTTGTAATCTCCCATAAAGATGGACTTGAAGATAAGTTTGATAATGTGATAAAGTTTGAAAAGCAAGGTAATTTCTCTAGGATAGAACCATGAAGGTTCCAAATTGGCAACATCACTCCAAAAAACAACAGAAGGTTCACCTAAAACCTCAGGCAATTAGACAACGTAAAGAAGCATTGCAATTTTTAAAGAAAAAGTTAAATGTAACAGATAAAGAAAACGCCATTAAAATTGTTGAAAACTTTATGGCGGCTAAGATAGCACAATCTCTTTCTGGTGTTTCAAGTTCAGACAAAGCACTTACAATATTAAATAAGTTTGAGGATAGTTATAGTTCTATTCTTAATGCATATCCAAACGTAGCGAAAAAAGTTGAAGACTACAAAACAGTAATAAAAGAAAAAGAAGAAACGGTTGCGAGCATCGCTAAACAGAAAAAAGAAGTTGAGGCAATAGAAAAAGAAACTAGCATAACTCAATTAAATCAAAAGAAAGATCAATTAACAGAACAAAAAGCAAAAGATAAAAAAAATATAGAAGCTATTAATGCAAGTTTTAGTGAAAAAGTAGATTTAGCAACAGAAGAATTAAAAAATATTAGTAATCAAAAAAATAATAATGCTAATTTATTTTCATTTTTTGTTAATGACACAC